TAAACCATATTTATGAAACAAAATATCCTCAATTAAAACCTGCTAATAAACAGTTGGTTGGTAAAATAGAAAAAGAACATAGTTTATTTTATGATGGTGAGAATAGTAATAAAATGACTAAGCATAATCATTTGCCACAAGACATTTTACAGTGGTTTCATCAAAAATTTATACACTATTTAGAATGGAATAAAGTAACAGAATATAACACACATCTAAATTCTGTGTGGATTAATACTATGTTTGAACACGAATATAATCCAGTGCACGTGCATCAAGGAATGTTATTCACAGGTTTGTCTAGTGTAATGATTTTAAAATTACCACAAAGTTTTGGTGTAGAATATTCATCACCAGATTCACCACAAAATGGTAGACTACAAATATTAGGTGCAACTAATGGTCAGTTTGCAAATGTAGATTATCAACCAAATATTAAAGAGAGAGATTTTTTCATATTTCCATACGATATGAGACATTGTGTTTATCCTTTTAATGGACCTGGATATAGAAGAACACTAGCTGCAAATATGGACGTGGATTATAACCCGATTAAAAATAGAGGAGTAAGTTAATGTACGAGAATAGACACATCACAGAACCTAAATGGAAAAGTTGGATAGTACAGACAACCACACCATTGTTCACACCAGACCAATGTCGACAGATCATTGAATGTGGGAGAAGACAAAAACCACAAACAGCAAAAGTTGGTATGGGTAAACCTGGAGGTGGGACAGACACAAAGAAAAGAGTGACTACGATATCTTGGATACCATTCAAAGAAATGGAACACATGTATCGTGATCTTAATGACTTTATACAAAAAGCAAATGAAAATCATTTTGGATTTGGAGACATACAAGTCACGGAGAACGCACAATTTACAGAATATCCAGAAGGAGGGTTTTATGATTGGCATATGGATTGTGATGTAAACATGGCCCACGAACCACCTGTAAGAAAAATATCAATGACTCTATTATTAAATGATCCAGCAGAGTTTGAAGGTGGACATTTAGAGCTTATGTCACCAGGTAGTTTTGGAGAATTAAAACAAGGTCATGCTATTATGTTTGCATCCTTTATAAATCATAGGGTACAACCAGTAACACGCGGCGTTAGACAATCACTTGTTGTTTGGTTTGGAGGTAAACCGTTTAGATGATCAAAGAACAATTTTTTCCAACAACTATATATGGTAAAGATGTAAAATTAAATAATCAACTTTTTGCAAATGAGATTATTGAATGGTCTAAACGAGATCCTGGTGTTAAGAAAACAAATCGTAATGGTTGGCACTCAACAACAGAAATGCATAAGATTCCTGTGTTTGAGCCTTTGGTAAATGAATTATTTTTAATGATGAATGATGTATGGAAAGAAGAGTGGTTAGATAGAGAACCTGTGCTAGGTAATATGTGGGCCAACATAAATCCCCCAGGTGGTTACAACGCTCCACATATACATCCTAATAGTTTATTTAGTGGTGTATATTATGTAAAAGCTCCAGAAAATTCAGGAGACTTAGTTTGTAACGAACCAAGAGCAGGAGCACAATTAAATATGCCTGCAAGAAAAAAGGGTCAACCACCAAAACATTTATGGCGAGAAGTTCACTTAAAACCTATTGAAGGTAGAATAATTATTTTTCCATTTTATCTTTGGCACAATGTTGCACCTAATAAATCAAATGATATAAGAATATCAGTAAGTTTTAATTTTATACAACATGGCTTTCAATAAATATCAAGTAATAAAAAATGCAGTTAGCTATGAATTAGCTAATTTTATATTTAACTATTTTCTTTTAAAACGAGATGCAGTTGCTTGGATGTATCAAAATAATATTACCTATGATACAGGTATGTTAGGAACCTGGACTGATAAACAGATACCAAATACATACTCACATTATGCAGATTTTGCTATGGAAACGTTATTAGTAAAGATGCTGCCTGTGATGGCAAAAGAAACAGGACTTAATTTAATACCAACATATTCATACGCTAGAATATATAAAAAAGGTGATGAATTAAAAAGACATAAAGATAGACCCTCTTGTGAGATATCCACTACATTAAACTTAGGTGGAGATCCCTGGCCTATATTTATCGACGGTACGGGGGCTGACAGCGTCATAGACGAGTATAAAAACATACATAAGCCCAATGCACCCAAAGGCACTAAAGTCTTGCTTGATGTGGGCGATATGCTAGTATATAGTGGATGTGAATTAGAGCATTGGAGAGAACCTTTTGAAGGTGACGTCTGTGGTCAGGTGTTTCTTCATTATAACCATGTAAATGGTCCTTTTGCTGAAAAAAATAGGTTCGACAAAAGGCCAATGTTAGGTGTTCCACCAATAAGGAACATGTAATATAATGAGGTTATATGCTGCAAAAAATAGGGTTCCAACCTGGAATTAATAAACAAATAACACCAACAGGAGCAGAGGGTCAATGGATCGACTGTGATAATGTTAGATTTAGATATGGCACACCTGAAAAAATTGGTGGTTGGAAACAATTAGGTGAAAGTAATTTAACAGGTGCTGGTAGAGGTCTTCATCATTTTGTAAATAGTTTAGGTAGAAAATACGCAATCATTGGTACAAATAGAATTTTATATGCATACTCTGGTGGTGTCTTTTATGACATACATCCTATTAAATCTACAACAACACTTACTAGTGCATTTACTACAACTAACGGATCATCATCTGTTACAATAACTTTTGGTAGTGCGCATAATATATCCGCAGGAGATATAATATTATTAGATAATTTTTCTACAATAACTGGATCTAACTTTGGATCTTCTGATTTTGATAATAAAAAATTTATGGTAACAACTGTGCCTACAAGCACAACACTTACTGTTACAATGCCATCAAATGAGTCTGGATCTGGTGCAACAACATCAGGTGGTATTAGAGTACAACATTATTATCCTGTAGGACCGGCAGTTCAAGCAAAAGGTTTTGGTTGGTCTTTAGGGACTTGGGGTGGTGAAGAAGTAGGAGCTTTTACCACAACACTATCAGGAGCGATTAATTCATCTGCAACCACTGGTATTACGTTAGCAGATCCTTCACAGTTTCCAAGTTCAGGTACAAACTTTGTATTAATCGGTACAGAAGAAATATCTTATACAGGTATTAATGCATCTAACGAATTAACAGGTGTTATAAGAGGTGTGAGAAATACAACAGCAGCATCTCACGGTGCTGGGGACACAGTAACTAGCACAGCAAATTTTGTTGCGTGGGGTGAAGCTGCATCTGGTGATTTAGTTCTAGAACCTGGTATGTGGTCATTAGATAATTTTGGTGACAAAGCAATTTGTCTTATTCATGACAGTGCAGTTTTTGAATGGAATTCTGTTGCATCAAATGCAACAGATACAAGAGCTGTAATTATAACAGGTGCGCCTACAGCATCAAGACACATGTTAGTATCTACACCGGATAGACACTTAGTATTTTTTGGAACTGAAACAACTATTGGGGATACTTCTACACAAGATGATATGTTTATTAGATTCTCAGACCAAGAGGATATAAACACGTACACACCTACAGCAACTAACACAGCCGGCACACAAAGATTGGCTGACGGATCACAGATCAGAGGAGCGATTAGAGGTAGAGATGCAATCTATGTCTGGACTGATACAGCTTTATTTACACAACGTTTTGTTGGTCAACCATTTACGTTTGCATTTGCACAAGTTGGAACTAACTGCGGACTTGCAGGACAAAATGCATGTGTTGAAGTTGATGGTGCTGCGTATTGGATGTCAGAGAATGGTTTCTTTAGATACGCTGGTAAATTAGAATCACTACCTTGTTTAGTAGAAGATCATGTTTACGATAATATAAATTTAGAATCTGGTAATCAG